GCCCGCCCTGAGGGAATCGAACCCCCGACCCACAGCTTAGAAGTCAGATGCTCCAACGCTTATTTGTGCCATTTAATCAAAACCTTGCAGGCCTCTCCCTGCGCTATTGATTCACTGGTTGTTGCCATATAAGTGCTTGATTCGATTGAAAGTGACTGCTTTGAATAGCGCAGCAATTCAGTCCTTCAGGCGCGACTGCTCTTGGATCACTGGCTCGTCTTCGAGCATCGTGCGCAGCGATTCGGCCAGGATCAAGGCCGTCGACGACGAGCCTTGCCGGAAGTAGTCGTGCGTCCGCAGCGCGAGCGCGCGCAGCCTCGCTACCTCCCACAGCAGTGCGCGCACGTCAGGCGAATCCGGGTTGCGATCCTGGATCGCTTTCAGATCGTCCTTCGTAAGCGCGCGCTTGAACCGCATGGCTGGAATACTGTTCATCCATACAGTGTAGCAGCCGCGGCATGCAGCCTGCCTAATTTTGCCTCTCATCAAGCGCCAGCGGCTTCCCCTGCCATACTTGGCGCATGGAGAAACGAACAGATCACCTCACCGCGACTTATGTTGATCTGGCAGCAAATGTTGCGGCCGTGTTCGGCCTCGATGTTGGCTTGCGCGTTCTTCAGCCGACGACGCCTTTGCACGTGGTGCAGCGCGTTCTAAGTGATGAAGGGCCGCGACGCCGCGGCGCCGCGCCGATAAAATCTGACAAAGGATGATGATGGACAAAGAGAACGGTGGCGACCTGGGGGAACTTCCAGAACGACCCAGAGTGGATATTTCGGAGGCCGATCTGGCGCTACTGGAGCGGGCGGCACGCGCGATCGGCGCCGTGCGCGTTGAGGTGGTCGATGGCGAAGGCTACGTCAACCTGCACTTCGCCGACGGCTCGGTCGTGCACAGTTGGAATCCACTCATGTTCAGCGGCGATGCGCTCGACCTGGCCATAACACGCCGACTTGAGATTTATATACACGAGAAGGACACCAGCGCGATGACCGCCGATCTGACGTTAGCAAACGAGCCGCACGGCAAAGACGCCGGCGCCGCTACCCGTCGCGCCATTACACGCGCGGCTGGCGAGGTGGAGGTCTAGCGCCCTACCTCGGTCAGGCGGAGATCCTCTACGCGCGGCAACCGAGAAGTCGGGATTTATCACTGCAGCTCTTGCTGGAGTACGACACAACTCACCGTTGCGCATATGTGACAGACACGTCTATCACCAAGCTAATAGTTCCTCCACCCCTCGATATCATGTATATTTCCCAACATTTTCCGGGACATAAATGCACTCGAAGCTGGGTCGGATCGAAAGCATCGACGCAATGCGCGTGCTCGCAATGCTCGCAGTGATCCAAATTCACACACCTTGGTACTCGAAGGTCAATGTTACGACCCTAGACGCGGGTGCGATCGCAGATCAACTTGCGCGGTTCGCTGTGCCATTCTTCTTTGTCATATCGGGCTACCTGTGGGCATCCCGTTCCTTCTCTGCTCAAGATTACTGGGTACGATCGGTGGCTACAAGCAAGCGGGTGATAATGATATTTTTATTTTGGTCACTCATATACGCTATTGGACCTTCTCTATACGTAATCAGACAGGAAGGAATAGCCAGCTTGCTTGTGAATTGGCTAGGCATTGTATATCCGTTCGATCCAGTAAGATTCCTTACAGCCGTTTTGCAGGGCACTAAAAATCATCTCTGGTTTTTACCGGCGCTTGCTATGGCAACCCTTATTAGTGGTGCATTGCTTGCGAGAGGCCGAGAGCTGACACTATTCGTATTGGCGATTTCACTTTTTTCTATAGGCCTCGCTGGCACTGCCTATTCCGATTCCCCATATGGATTTACTTCGACCTTTAATTTCAGAAATGGTCCGTTTTTTAGTCTAATCATGTTCACAAGCGGCTATGCAATTCACCGTTACGGCCAAAGTTTTGCATTACTCCCAATAGGAATAGTGATGACTTTCGGTGGGGTTGCACTTCAGCTATGCGAAACAACTTGGATTTATGACCGATGGGGCACCCCGCTTTTACACGACTATACTGTGGGAACATATTTTTTTGGTCTAGGCATGAGTATTATCGCGCTATCTAATACACCTTACTTACGTGTGAAAGCGCTAGCATCTGTCGGCCCGCTCATTCTGGGCGTATATGCATCGCATTACTATTTTGTAGAGCACGTACGCTGGCTAGATGGAATTGTAAACAATCCTTACCTTCGCGCACCTGCTTACCTAGCAGTAGTCTTTCTCTTATCGTTGGGGACTTCATTTATACTTGCCCGATGGAGCGTAACAAAACAATTTGTCACCTGACTCTGCAGCTCGTATTACAACGTTGGTAGCACTTCGACCAACGGCTTTATTTCGCGCTTGCTTGGCATAATATCTACGGAAGAAAAATGTTTCAAGCGCTGCTAAATTGGCTTAACCCACGCCACGAATGGATCCTATCCGAAGACCTTGAACGCCGTTATTGCAGCGTTTGCGGACGTAGGGAGCAATACCTCGACGGTGACGAGTGGCATGGCTTTTATTGGGAGATGACGCGAGCTGGAGACAAGCATGCTCATGCTTCCTGAATCTCGTATCAATTTGCCCTTTCGATGAACTGATACGGATCCCTCCTCTACTGCCTGGCCTCGGCGCTGTTTCACCGAGGCCAGGCCTGGACCGTCTTCGCATGCCGCGCTGCGCACTCCGCATACTGGCGCAGCAGCACGATTGCCCAGATCTGCCATGCGTCGTAGTCGTCGGCACTAGGCCGCTCAATCACCGGGCACGGCGCGGCCAGCGCGCTATCGAGGGATGCTTTTGTTGGCGGCTTCGATTGCAGCGTCGAGGTTGCGCACGCGGTCAGCATCAGGCACGCAATCAGCAGGGAGAGGTTTCGCATTGCGCAGCTCCTTTGTGAGCGCCGACATTCGCGGCGCCAGGGTGGATTGAATGGCGGCGAACTCGGTGGCCGCCTGGGTAATGCGCGCGGCGTCGACCTGCAGCGTGGTCAGCGCCAGCTCCGACTGGCTGCGCATGGTTTCCGCGTGCGCGCGCTGCAGCTCGGCGATCTCGGCGTCGTGCCGCCAGCCGTTCGTGAACCAGCCGGCGGCGGCGGCCAGCGCCATCGCCAGCAGCAGGACCAGGCCGGCCACCAGCGCGCGGTACTGGACGGGGATCATGGCAGGCCTTTCAAGCACAGCTCGCGCTCGGCCTGGCGCCGGCGCGTGAGGCCCCGCACTTCCTCGTAGACCCAATGCATCACGACCTTGCCACGCGCATCCTTGAGCGGCTTCCCGTCGGGGCCTTTAACTGGCCGCAGAACCTTGACCTTATTCCAGGCCAGCAGCGCGTTGCACGCGCCGACCATGTCGCCAGCGTTCGTGCGCCGCGCCATGCTGGAGCCGCAGAAGCCGCCCACACCAATGTTGTAGGCGATATCGACGAAGGCAACCTTTTGGCCATCGGTCAGGCGCGCGAGCGGGATGCACATGGCGATGCCGGCGGCGTGCCGCTCCAAGTCGCGATCGAGCTGGGCGCGGCACTGCGCGGGCGTGTACGTCTTGCCCCAGGCCGCGTTCTCGGTGGCGCCGGTGCAGTACGTGAGCACGCCGCCCATATCGCGGTAGGTGGACAGCTCCGTGCCCTCGAACGCCGGCGTGAAGCTGAGCAGCGCCGTCGCGGCCACGGCGCCGACCAGCGCGACCAGGCCGCGCCGCTGAGTAGGTGCGCTCTTAACCATTGCCGGTCAGTGCCGGTTGTGCCACGACGCGCGCGATCGCGGCGCCGAGCGAGGTCAGACCAGCGGCCACCACCAGGATGGGCGCGGTGCCGCTGGCGTACAGGTGCATGCCGGCTTCGATGGCCGAGGCGATGGCGGCCAGCAGCGCGAAGCGTACCGACCAGAGTTTCGGGAACTGCTTGCTTGCTTCTTCGATGAAGTTCATGGTTTTCCTGAAGGGAATTGCGGTTTCGATTCCGGGCCCTGCAGTTGCGCCAGGACTGTGCCAGGCGCAGCAGGCTCATTTGCGTGCGCTTTCGAGAGCGGTGATGCGGAGCGCATTCGTATCGTTCACGCGCTGCACGGCGAAGATCGCATCCCGCATCCCGTCAAGCCGGATGTCCCTGTCGTCCAGGCGCTTCTCCAGCTTCTGGTTAGTCACGATCAGCTGATCGAGCTTGCTGGATTGGGCCGACGAATTCCAGCCGAGGGTGGCCATGAATATGGCGGACGCCGCCGCGCCGGAGATGAGCCAGGGCAAGGGCAATTTGAGGTCAACAATACGAGATGGGGCTGGGTTGGGCATGTATCACTTTCAGTAAGCGTAAAAAAGCCCACCGAAGTGGGCTGTGTCTTGCGGTTTTGCGACCAGGCCGGGGCGGGCCGCGAGGATTACAGCCGTGCAGCGGTGATGAACAGTTCGTCGAGAGCGGCGGCCTCCAGGCCCAGCGCGGCGCCCATCATCGTGACCAGCGGGCTGTTGCGGGCGACGACGCTCGAGTAATCCCACTCGATGCGGGCCGCCTCGCTGTCCGGACTCGGCAGCGAATCGATCGCCGCGTCGACCTGGCCCAGCACGCCGCGCCCGAGCAGCGCAAGGCGCGCTTGACGCATGCTCACTTCCTGCGGCACGGTTGGTTGATTTGCCTCTGCCGCGCGTGCCTCGATCTCTGCCAGCTCTTCGGGGGTGGCGTCGCGCACGATGCCGTCTACCAATACTTGGATCATAATTAGTTGTTCCTATGCCCATAAACACGAATGTCTGCACCAGCAGCAATGGTGCCGCTGTCTGCGTATATGCGGAATCCTGAAATCGCTGTAGTTCCCACATACCCGCTTTCCAGCGAGTTGTTTTTTAAGGTTCCACCCCCAGTGTCGAAAGTCATTCCTCGAACACCCAGTCCTTTTGGCGTAGTTCGATTTGCGTTTCGAACTTCTATTGTGATAGTTGTCGACTGAGCCGCTAATGAACTCAAGTAGCCGATCGAGACTGAGGCTGCGGCGCCTGTGCCAATGCCATTTGCAGGGCCGCTGGCACCAAAATACCCCGAAGTAACAATAGCCCCGCCTACTGCGAACCGGAACGAAAGCCCATTGCCCGACGAACTAGCGCGCATCGATTGAACTTCGATCGTATAGCGGTCGTAAGCAGAGCTGAAAATGTTCAGGAAGTCGACATTGGCGACATCGGTTGACAGGGTGGTCGATGCCAGCAATGTAAATGCGCCCGTACCCGTCTCCCCTTTGTCGCCGTTGCGTTGGTAGAACAGCATCAGACCGTCCCCCGCAGCAAAAGGGCTGGCCGAGCTACTGCCCGTGCACGCTACGGTGAGATTGCGGTAGCCACTCAAAGCCGCGCGCGCCGTGATGTCGAAGGTCATCCACTTGCTCGGATCGCCTTGCTTCACCAGCCGGATCGATCCTTTGGTGACGCTGGTCGAGGCGTCCATCGTGTCAATCAGCATGGTGTAGTCTTGCCCCCCGGCGACCAGGTCCAAGCGCATTACCGTGGCCGCGTTCTGCGTTGCGCTCGACAGGCGCAACTTGCCGGCGCCAGGATCGGCGTCGGCGGTTGCTGTGTCGAAGATGTAAGGCATCGCGTAGGCGCCACCAGCGGAGAGCGCATTCAAGACCGCTGTGGACTCGTTGATCTGCGTGGCCAGCGTCGGCAGATCGCGCATGAAGCCCGACATCTTGTTGTCGAAGTCCAGCTGATCCTGGGACTGATCCGGCATCTGGGCCGGGTCGAGCAGTACGGTAATGGTCATACGGTTCCTTCAATCTGCATTGACATGTTCCAGCGGGATTTGCCCTTGACCACAGGCTGGAGACTCGAGTAACGGCCGTACGCAATCGCCAGGCCGTAGTTGAGCGAACCGACCCACACGATCGGCTTCTGCCGGTACTCGGCCAGCAGCTCGTAGACTGCGTCGACACGCGATGCATCCACATCGACGTCGGCGCTGATGCGCTTCGCCCAGTTCCGGATCTGGGTTTTGCTGGTGCCGTCGAAGTTAAACGAGGTGTCCGAGAAGTCTTTGATCTCGGCACCCAGCGTCATCAGGGTCTTGCCCAGGTCGGCGGTTGGCCCGATCGCGCACATGCCGCACTTGGCTGTGCCGCCAGGCTTCTTGATCGTGATCGTGATCAGGGCGTTTGCAAACGGCGGCAGCTTCAGGCTGACGGCCCAGGTCTTGCGACGGATCCGCTTGAAGCTCCAGTTGAAGAAGCTCGACGCCGACGTCGACACCTTGAGCGACTGCTGCTCGCGGTAGACCAGCCCCTTCGTCCGGTCGACCACCGACACCCTCACCTCGCCCGCATCGACATTGCCGATGTAGAAGCCCTGGCTGATCACCTGGGCCGAAGCCACGATGATGATTTCCTCAGGGTTCGAGGTCTGGGTGTTGTTGTACTGGTCGAGCATGGCCCAGCGATTGGTCGCGCCACGCGGGGACCAGGCCGTCTTATCGGTTAGTGCCTTGCCGACGTTGCCGGCGACAAGCGACTGGAACACGTTGTGGCCCACAGGGTCGTAGGCCAGCGCATCTTTCGCGTACGTCGTGGCCGCGCTGTAAGCCGGCTCGACGATCGGCACGTTGGAATACACCAAGCCCGCGCCGGCGCTGATTACTTCCCCCGCGTCGAGCAGGACATACGGTGCCCGACTCAGGTCTGCCGGGTCGTACGTGACGCGCAGCACGTTCGGCGGCGCCAGCTGCTGCACGCCATTCCGGTCGTAATACGGCGCCGAAGTAGCGCGCGTGCAGGTGACGTCACCCAGGGTGACAGGTTCAATGATGTCCATCAGGATCCTTATGCTGGAACGAGTGCAGGAACGATCTCGGTAGAAATCGGCTTGCGGCCGTTGACCACATCATCCAAGTGGCTCGCGGTGTTGCTGGTGTGCGTGGCGATGGCCAACATGCCATCACGCAGCGCCTCGCGCAGCTCGACGTTCTCACGCTGCTGCGCTTCGATCGCGGTCGACAGACGCGCCACCTCCGCCGCCAGTGCCTCGGCATTCCCGTCCGGACTGGCCAGCCGGCGCATCAGCTCGCGGTTGTCAGCCGCGGGCATGATGCGCTCGCCCTCGTGGATCATTGCCGGCATGTCGGACTTGACGTAGTTGGTACCGACCGCGAATCCTGGCAGCTTGCTCGACGCGTCGTTCTGCGCCGCCTTCAGCCAGTCCGCTTTCTCCGCCTCGCTCATCGTCGGGCCGTAAGCCTTCATCCAGAACTGCAGACCCTCGGCATCCGGCGCCCGGCCCAGCACGCCTTGGTACAGCTTCCGGAGATCGGCTTCCGTCGAGTTGGCAATGCCACCCACGATCTGATCGATCGGCGCGCCGCTGGCGGCAGCGCTCTTCCACCACTCGAAACCAGCAGCGTCGGGCGCACGCCCCAGGTTCTGCTGGTAGGCGTTGTTGATTGCTGCGCCCGCTGCCACGAGCGGATTGGCGTTTGCTGCAGCCATGATTCCCTGCAGCGCCCTGACTGCGTCCAGAATCGACAAACCCGTTGTGCTCTGCCCTTTCAGGATGTCGATCTGATCCTGGTGGCGCTCGAGCATCGCGTCGAGCTGCTTGACTTGATCCTCGGCGACCTTCAGGTTCTTCTCTTCGACCGTCAGCGCACCGTCGGTCAGCTTGGCCAGCTCGGCTAGGTCACCCTGGGCGCCGAACAGGTCGCGCTGATAGTCCTGGTACGTGGCGTAGGCCGCTGTCGATGGACCGTTGCCGATCTTCGACAGCGACTTCTGCAGCGCGTCGGCAGCCGGCAGCGGGCCGCCGGCCTTGGCAATCGCCAGCGCCGCGCGCACTTCCGCCATGCCGCTGTAGCGATCCTCCTCCTGCTGCTCTGGAGACCGCATACCGTCGAGCGAGCTGCGCAGCGCGGACGACATGGTTTTCAGGCTGTTGACCGCTTCGGTCCGCATCTGAATGTCTTCCTGCATCGCCTTCTTCTGGCGATCGGTCACGCGCTGGAGCACCGCGTACGCTCCATCAACGCCGCTTAGCAGCGACGACGCATCATTCTTCAACGCCTGGGTGGCCGCCTCCGATGCTGCAGTCTGCTGCTTGATTGCCTGTATCTGGTCGAACAGAGCGCGGTTGCTTTCGTCGAGCGCCGCGCGCTGCTTGCCCAAGAGATCAGTCGCCGACATCGTCAGCGTATCGAGCTGGTCCTGCAGTTGCCCACGCTCCTGGAGGATGCTGGCCGCCGCTTCGGCAGCCGTATCACTGGCCTGTTTCAGGTAGTCGGACACCAGCTTGTACTGCGGGCCCAGAGCCAGAAGTTCGGCGTACTGCTGCGCGCCGCCGGCGGTAGCGAGCGCGCCCGACTGGACCAGGCCCTGTGCGGCTTCCTTGAATTGCTCACTGGTCGTGATCCCGGCAAAGCCAAGCTTCGCAAGCTGATCGTTCAGCGGCCCCTGCGCCTTTGCAATGCGCTCGGCCTGCGACAGGAAATTGTCATTGAAGAAGTTGGTCTTCTCTGCCAGCGCTTCAATGCCGCCTGCCAGCGCCACCAAGCGCTCGCGCGCCTCGATCGAATCCTTGCCAACTGCTCCGAAAGCGACCTGCGACGTTGCCCCCATCACCGCAAGAATCTGGTCGACCGCGCTGAAGTTCGCAGCCAGGCGCTGGAGAGTGGCCGAAGCCTGCTCGCCCTGCGCCTGGAACTTACCGATTTCCGGCAGAAGTTCCGCCGCCACCGTATTGGCCACGCCGACGAAGAATTCGGCGATCGCGGCCTGGTTGGCTGCCTCGTCCTTGCCCAGCGCGATTTTGATGGCCTGGGAACGGCTGGCGATGCTGGCTGCGTTCAGGCCGAGCACGTCAGCGAAGTCAGCCGAGGATGCCTTGATGGCGTCGTACGCCGACGTCAGGCCGGCCGATACTTCGGCGCCGACCGGGCTCTTGTCGACGCCATCCTTGTCGCTGCGGAACCAACCACCTTTCTTCACCCAGGCAGCATCCATCGTGCCGGAGAAACCGCCAGCGCCCAGCGATCCGTTGAGAGTCTGGTCGCCGCTATATTCCTTCGGACCGCGACCGAACGCTTTCTTGCCGATTGTGTAAACAGCCAGTGCACCAGCCACCCAAGGCGCTGCAGCAGCGAGCCCCGACAGCCCAGTGGCGATGCCGCTGGCAACATTCGAACCGACGACGGACGCAATGCCGTTGCCGATGTTCATACCCAGCGCCGAGGTCAGCCCCGAACCAATACCCGCGCCATTGAGGCCACCGGCCAGGCTGCCGAGGAAGCCGGTACCGAGGCCGCCGGCAACGGTAGCGCCACCACTGACCATGCTGTACAGGTTCGACACACCGCTGGCCGCGCTGGCGAAGCCACCAACCGCGCTCGAAGCCCCAGCAGCACTGCCGCCCAAGCCCAGAGTATTCGTCAGGCTGGCAGCCAGTGGGTTCACCGTTGCCGAGATGATCGGGCGCAGCACCAGGGTGCCGAACATGTTTTTCAGCGTGGACACCAGGTTCTGGCCGAAGTCCTTGCCCGACTCGAAACCGCGCAGCAGCGCATCGGTCAGGGACTGCTCGATCGATTCCGATGCGCGCTTCCATTCTTCAGCAGCCTTCTTCGCTGCGTCGACCTGCTCCATCGCAGCGACCGCCGATGCATTCCGTTTCTTCGCATCGATCAGTTTTTCGAGATACTCGATTTGATCAAGCTGTAGGCCCAGGGTGGCGCGCTGTGTCAGTTGTGCTTCGAGCTCAGCGATTTCCAGCTGCTCAACCGCCGATTTGGTCAGGCCGTAAGTTCTGGCCAGCTCCACGTTGCGAGCGGCTTCGTCCTCGGCATCCTGAACACGCTTCGCGTAGATGCCGCTGGTCGCTTCCAGGCCCTTCGAATAGCTGTCTTGGAAGTCGCTTGTTTCCTTCAATGCGCGCAGGCGCTCTTCTTCTGCCTTTTTTGCAAATGGCTGCTGGGCAATGTAGGCCTCAACAGTCGCCTGGTACGCTTCGAGCGACTGCTTGCCTGCCCTGTAGCCGGCCGCCAGCTTAAGCAAGTTTTCCTGGTAGTCCGAATCGACCCCAGCACTTTTGCCATTGATCCGGTCGACCAGGTCGGCGTATTCCTTGGCGGCTGCCGCTTGGGTTTTGATTGCCTTGGTAGAAGCCGGATCCGCGAATTTCGCGCGAACCAGCTTTTCCATTTCGGGCGGAATCGCACCGAACTCTCTCTTCAGCTTGTCGAGCTCGGCGGCCAAGCGCTGGGCTGACGAACCGTTCTGGGAATACCAATCATCCAGGCGTGCCGTGCGAGTGCGCAGCGCCGCCGTAGCGACCTCACCTTGGAGCGCTTTCACGCGGCCGAGCGCAGACTCGTATTTTCCTGAAAGTTCGACCTCCTCGAGCTGCAGCATCATGCGAGCGCGCGCATCGGCGCCGGCGGTGGCCTGCGCCGTTTTGTTTGCGTCAAGTGCCGCCTTGGCGCGAGCCAGCCCGTCTTTGTCTACCTCGCTGATGCCGTCGAGCGCTTTGATCCGCGGCTCGGTGGCAGCCAGCGCGTTCCGCTCGCGGAGCTTGGCGATTTGCTCGTCGAGGCGGACGATCATTTCGCCCGTCGATTCCTCGGTAGACTGGACAACCTTGTTGTTTGCTTCCTCGGCCTTGCTCGCCCAGACACTGTAGACAGTTGCGGCTACGCCGAGCGCTGCCACCACGAGGCCGATCGGCCCGCCGACCAGCGCCATGGTCGCACCCAGGGCACGCCCTGCAACGGACGCCGCCCCTGATGCTGCCGCCTGCGCCGTCAGCGCTGTGGACAGCGTTGCTGACGTCGCGGCCAACCTCGCTTCAGCGGGAATAAGCCCATTCGTGGTGATGGCCAAGGCGACATTGCCTTCTGCCGCGAGAACTGCCGCGCGCAATTCGGCAACTCGCGCTACTGCCAGGCCATTGGCAGTGGCCGCAGCTGCAACATCGGCACGTGCTGCAGCTACGTTCGATGCCAAACGGGCATTGTTGGCAACGACGTTTGCATACGCTGCGGAGGCTGCTGACGAAAGCGAGGACGCCAGCTTCACAGCCGCGACTGTCGCCATTGCCCCGCCGACCAAGACCAGGTTGTCAGCGAGCAGTTTGATGCCGCCAGAGAATGCAGCGACGACGCCACTCGACTGCGCCGTGGCGCCCACCATCTCCATGACGTTGTTCTTGAGCACGGTGACCGCGCCGCCGATGGTCTCCACCGATCGCGCTTCATTACGAAGCGTGCCAAGCGCGCGTGGCAGCGCATCTGCCAGTACTGCAGTCGTCAGCTGCCCCTGCTCTG